GTTGACGAGTGCACATAAGGATGAAGAGCTCCAGGAGTTTGAAGATGAGAATCGAGTGACTTTTCTGAAGAGAGAGTTTTCTTTTCGAGATGGTGATTGGCTTGCACCATTGAGTAAGAAATCTATTTGGAAAATGCTTGGTTGGGAACTCCGATCAAAGAGTGTTACACCATTTGAAAGAGCTCTCGCAGTCATGGATAACGCCCAGAGAGAGGCGTGGTTTCATGAACGAGAGTTCTTTGATGAGGTGACCCTGGTTGTTGTAACGGCTGCCGGACAATTGGGACTCGCATTCGACCCTTGGACGTGGGAAGAATTGTTTGAGTACAAGAAGTCTGGTGACTATTCGACATGGGACGCGTGAGCGTCCGTCTGGGCTTTCAGCACAAGTCCAATTAAACCAAAAGGCTGGCTTTGACACTGGTCACGGCTGTCCATGGAGAACCCTACTCCAGGAGAGAACGCTTTGTCATTGCAACAAATTGTGGAAAACCCTTCACGCACTTACACACGCGTGCTTGGGTCAACATGTGTCGCTTCCTTAAATAAAAACATTAACAATACAAAAACTACGGGACAACAGACTGTCACTTTTGCACTTTCAGGCGAAACTGTGACCGACTCCCGACCCTCTTATGAACCAAATACCATTCGACCAGGCGTTGAAGAAAGTATCGCCAATTTTCTTAAACGTCCAGTCTTGGTGGCAACTTACACTTGGGCAACCGCTTCGGCAACTACAACGTACAATCCTCTGTCATTGTGGTTGGCCGTCGATTCGGTTGGTCGTAAAGTATCTGATTACCGATATATTCGCGGCAAGTGGAAAGTCAAATTTGTCATTACTGGTAATCCAAAAACGTATGGTCGTCTCTTGTGTTCTTTTCGCCCTCAGGCTGGGGCGGATGGTGAAGAACGAGATACAAGTGGGACCGTTGATTCTATTCGATTGTGGAATATTATGCAACGTTACCAGCTACCACACGTTCGGATTGATCCAAGTTCAAGCAACAATTACGAAGTTACGTTACCAACAACATCTACGACTGGGTGGTATGAAACAAACATGATCACACCATCTGTGTACTGGTTATTGACGGTAGAACAACAAAATGCGCTTTTGACGAGTAGCGCTGGTGCCGTGCCTGATTGTGCGGTGCAAATTTACGTGTGGTGTGAGGATGTGGAACTTTCAGTCCCCATTTTGAATCCACAGTCCGATATTGATTCAACTGAGGGGATGATTTCTGACCCAGCCACCGCCGTTTCTAACGTTTTTGGAGTCTTGACTCAGATTCCACAGATAGCTCCATTCGCAACTGTAGGGATGATTCTCTCCAGTGGAGTTGCAACAATTGCGAGATTGTTCGGGTATTCCCGCCCGGCCATTTTGAGCGACACTCGAATCATCAACAACACAAGCACAAATAATTGGTCCTTTACTTCAGGAGGACCTGAATCTTTGTACCGCTTAGTTGGTGATCCAAAACAAGGTCTTGCAGTCACCGCTGATGCTGCAGGAGTTGGCAGTAATGATGATATGTCATTTGCTAACATTGTGACTAGACCTGGTTATTTCGAAACCGTTCTTTGGACAACTTCTTCTACGGGCATTCTTAAAACAAAGTCTGTCTCACCAGTTAATGCTGTTCCGTATACGGCTGTACAGACAGGAGCATCAACGGCGTCCTTTGGATTGACCCCATTGGATTTCATTGCGCTTGCTCATGATTACTGGAGTGGGACGATTGTTTACCGAATTGAGGTTGTTTGTACCCCGTTCCATCGAGGGATCTTGAAGATTCTCCATAATCCTCTTGGTTCGGTCGCTGCGTCGACCGATACAAACATGTATCATTCGGTCATTATGGATATTTCCGGAACGACTTGCGTTGACTTCGAGGTGCCATGGGCTACTCATCGTCCATTTTTGCGTTGTCCAATTATGCAAAATGTGTTTTACGATGAAAATTATCATAATGGTGAGATCGAGATTGTTGTCTTGACACCATTAGGTACTGACGGTTCAACATCGTCGGCCTATATCAACTTGTATGTTTACGCAAAATCAGATATTACGTTCGCGCGTCCAAATTTGTTGCGATTAGCGGGTTATACCCCTATCTCGAACTTGGACACTGAGTGTGAGCGTGTTTATTTATGTAGTGGTGGGGGTGAAATCGTTCCCTCACCAATCGTTTCTGATACTCTCGGTCCTGGTCCTTTACTTCGCCTTTGTTTTGGCGAATCTCACAACAGTATCAATCAGTTGTGCAAGCGTGCTACATCTTACATACTTGTGTGGACCGGTATTGCTACTGCCGGAACCGATGAAATTTTGATGCAGTGGACGATTCCAAATTTTCCCATTATGCCAGCAAATCGGGTTCAAATTCCCGCTGCGTATTGGTTGAATTGGACATTTCCAAGTTATTTCGCGATAGCATTCATGTCGCGAAGGGGAGGTGTCCGTTTTCATGTACAACCAAATCATCCAACAAATCGTGAAATGACAGAAGTAAAACGCTGCCCATTTTACGTTTATACAGGTTATTTGGTTTGTGATTACACTTCAAATCTTGTAACTTCAAGTATCGTTGCTCTTTCGTTTTCCTTCATGAATAACATGTCCTTAGGTGGGCAAGGACATGATTTGAACGTTTCAGAAACTATGGAAGTTGAAGCTCCTTCCATTACTCCATATTTCTTCACAAAAGCCCAGAAGTCTCCTCCTAGTTCTCTTGCAACGCAATCATCGGTGATTGCCTTTCAACAATTTCGTAAAGGGAGCAATGGGGAGACAGCATATCTCAATTTGTTTTGTTCTGCAGCAGATGATTTTTCTTTGAATTTCTTTCTTTTTGCACCTCAACTTTTTGTTCGCGCTTAATTTCACTCAAGGTAAGAGTATAACTACCACCCCCGGGCAAAGGGGGTTTTCCTTCGCCGTTTTGATCATTTATATATATGTTTTACATTTGTGTTTTGTTAACTTTCTTTTATAGCTTGTTTTTCATGATCGGGACGCCGATCGGAATTTTTGCCAAGCTTATTAAAAGACAAATGATCAAAGGATCTTTTTGTCATTTCCC